GGGTTTGACCACCGGAAACCATATCGCCGGCTGCTGGCCTTCGATTATGGCCCGGCCGTCATAGCGAATTTTGAATATTCCTGTACCGTAACGACTAACGTCTAAGGCAACCTCATAAGCCACATTAAAGAGACCGTTGTCTTCGATTAGACGTTCAACGGCTTTTTGCTCCTCGCTGTCCTGGTCACCTGCTATGATCCTCGGCGCCTCGCCCAGGAGCAGATCCGCAAAGAGGAGCGTCAATCGTTTGTGCCAGTTCAATACCATTTCAAGTGTCGCTTGCTGGTCCTCACGGAGCAGCCTTATCCAGTCTTTGTATACCAGCTCGTGTTTGCCCTCGAACAACAGCCTATTTTGAGCATATCTTTCCAACCGCTCCGCTTCTGTCGGCGGCGGCCAGGGCTGGCCCGGCGTCAAGAAGCTAAGGCTTGTTAGCATTATTTCACCACCCTTACCATCCCGACGGTTTGTTTACAGGCCCTATCCTTCTTCTTCTCGTCAACATTTCAAAGGCGCCGCTTACCGCATCGACCTGGTCATCATGTGCCCCGTGTGGGAATAATTCTGCTTCGTCCAAAAAGTCATTTATCCACGGACCTCGCACCAACTTCACATTTCCGGCCTCAGCAGCTGAACTAACGGGATTTGCCCTTATCTCTTTAGAGCCGGTTGTTTTAATCCCATAAAAAGCAAAACCAGCCAATACTCTGCGCCGGTAATGGTCTATCGTGTTTACCCCGCTACTGCCAGGCTCCTGTTCCATGTAGATTGTTACTTTCTTGCCGTCTAATTCGGCTGTCTGCCTTATCAATGCCTCTACGCCTTTTGGTGTGCTTCTGGTTCGTTTTATGTCGACGATGTAATAAATCCCATCCTTCTCAGCCATAAGCGCTCCTGCCGTCCAGTCCGGGTCCTTACCCGGTTTGGGTTCCGTAGCCGCCAGGTCCCAGTACCTGACCAGCCGGGCATCGGCCGGGTAGCTGTCAACAATCTCAAACCATTCCCGCTTAAACTTGTTGCCGGTTTCCCTTGCGGTCCAGTCCCCTTTCAGCAGCTGTTCTCGGGTTATGGGGTCAAGGTGCATCAAGCTCTTGATATACTCCTCCCGGTCTATGTGCGGGTTGTCATCCAAACTTGCCGGTACAAAAGGCTTGCCCCCCACGATAAACCGTTGCTTAACCCATTCATGGCCTACACCGCCAGGGTTGCTAGCTGACCGCATCCTCAATGGTATTTTTGAGCCCTCAAGCCTCCTTAACCTGGAGAACAAATAACGGTATTGTGTTTCAGTAAATTGCGTGAGCTCATCAAAGCCGATGAATTGAAACTCGGCCGACTGGTAGCGGTACTTATCGTTTTCGCTTTCCAAATATCCGAAGCTTAACGTAGCCCCGGAGGGAAACGTCCATGTTTTGTTTTTCTCGCTCCAATGCGCTGCTGTTCCTTGCAGCCACTCATGCGCCCGGTCCATGAGTGCCCCCGGCAACGCTAGGTCTGTGTAAGTCCTTCGGAACAAAATAGCAGCATAGCCCGGCACGTCAACATACTGCAGCGCTGCCATTAATAAGGCTTCCGATTTCCCTCCGCCGGCACTGCCTCCAAATAGCACCTCTAAGTCCGGCATAAGAAGAAATTCTGCCTGTTTGGGGGTCGGGTCACGCGGTATCCAAGGGTTCTCCAGTATCGTCGCTCTCATCACTGCCGCATAATACGCCTCGTCGTGCAAGCTGGCGGTAGACATCTGCATATTGTTCGATTCGGTGTGTAATGTCATATTCATGGCGGTTAGTCACCTGCCCACTGACCTCCTGCTTGATGTCCTGCCTTACGTCCATCCTGCGCCCCCATCTGTCTGGATAGCGCCGTTCCAAAAACGTTGCTATCGCTTGCCAGTTCTCCGGCATGTGCTGTTGCCATTGGGCCACCATTCTGACCTCTGCTTCATTTTCTGCCTTTTTTATAGCCTCCATAAACTCCCGATATTTCCCAGATTTAGCTTTTTCCCCTTTTGTCATCCATACCCGAAAAGTAGAGTAGCCAATACCTGCGTAACCACAAGCCGCCTCATAATAGTTTCCGGCTCTGATTGCTTCTGTTAACCTCTTTGTAACTTCCGGCGTCAATTTTGATGGTCTGCCCATGTCTAATCACCACGCTCAAACATTATGATTTAATAACCGTAATCTTTCCTGTATTAATGTTTAGCTTCCGCATTTCTGTATCTAATACACCAGTTTCAAACAATGCATCATAAGCCTGCAGTTTTGTTGTTTTATCTTTTCTGCTCAACATTGAAAACCAAAACTCTGATTGTGTTTTGGTTGTAGACAACTCCAGCCCCATTCGACATGCAACATGTTGAAACGGTGATGGTGCACCAACCAAAATGTGACTGCTTTTTTGTCTTAGCAAATCATACCATCTTTTTGTGTCGTGATGGTTTATATAGTTGTCCGGGTTAATGTTTTTACGTTCTTTGTACAACGGCGTGTAGTTCTGATATTGCAAGTTGTTGAACATGAGATGAATTAGCCTATTGTTTTTTACGATGTCGAGATAATTCCCAAATCTATCTATGTACCGTTCCCAACTTGACAACGGTTCGTAGCCTGTTATATGGAATAATCGCAGAGATAAATTCTCTGCTTTGGCCTTTTGGATCGCCATAAATATCTCTTTGTCTGTTATTGGTTTCGCCTTTGCCTTGCGCGTCTGTTCGTCAGCGAATTCAATGCCGCAACGAACAAAATTGCCCGTTACTGGTATTTTCAGGTAATTGGTTAGCAACATATCTTTGGTTTTGGTTTTGCTGTCATAATCGAACTCGTTTGATACCACCATTAGGCTAATCTTTTTCTTTTGACAAATCTGACGCGCCTTTTCAATACGCGCCTTCCTATTTGTTTCATGTTTGTGTGTCCATGAAGTAAAACAAAAACTGCACTTTTTACTGCACCCGACGCCTCCCCAATAATATGCGCTTGTTTTTTTTATTTGCGTTATCGGCACTCTATCCCACTTTATGAGCTGGGCTGCATATAAATCTAAATCCTTTTCTGCCCCGTTATAGCAATGCGGGCTATCGTTAATATCCTCCAACGTTTTAAGTTCTGCCATTTCGTATATTTCGCCAATCCACACAAGGTCACAATATAATTTCAAGCTCCAATAATTGAACGCATAAGCCCCGCCAGCAATAATAGGCTTGCTCGTCTCTTTTCTTAACTTACGCAGCCCTTTTAAATCCATGACATCACAGCAGGAATACAAAACAGCGTCCGATTCAGCAATATTATCTGTTATTTTATGCCCTTCGGCTAATAGCGCCTTTGCAACAACGTTATATGTCAGAAAACGTGATTTACTGTTGAAATACTGAGGGAAAGCATAAATCATAACAATTCACCTTTGTTTATTAAATCCAATATTTGAGCCTTTACTATATCGGCGTCTGCATTCTTCGTTTTCTCGTAGATGGAATGGTCGTCATCATTAAGATCAAACATTAGCGCTCCTATAACCACCCTTACCTTATTGCCCGTTGAAACATAAGAGCCACCACCATCGCCTTCGCCGTCAAATTCATCAAAATCAATGTGGTATTGCGTCATTAAATCCTCTATCTCTTCCATATCAAAGCCGGTAAGTTCTAGATCAAATTCCCCAGTGTCCAACTCCTGCAATAAGTCCTTCAGCTTAAGGTCATCCCAATAGCCCTGAATTTTATTGAGTGCCAGATTCAGCGCCTTCTCCTTTCTTTCGTCCAGGTCAACAACAACACAATCCACTTCCTGCATACCCATGTCAAGCAGCACCTTATACCGCTGGTGACCACCGACGATGTTCCCGGTGCGCTTGTTCCAGACGATAGGTTCCACATATCCGAACTCCTGCATTGACCGCTTGAGCTTTTCATATTCTGGATCGCCCGGCTGCAAATCTTTCCTCGGATTATATGCAGCAGGCTTCAGCTGACCTATTGGAATTTTCCTTACCTGCACTTTCTACAACTCCTATACAACGAACATTTTTCACACCAGGCCCCGCCCCGGCTCTGTCAGTGGCGTATAGTCCCCTCCAGCGTAGTCGTGCTAGGATACGCAGGCAACCTAACATTTTCAAAGTAATTCCGCCACAATACAACCGTGTTGCCTAAGTTCGGCCAAGTCTATTGCAATAAACCTCGTCCCGTCCCGGTTACACCGTTCGGGTCTGTTAACGTCCAATATTCCCGCGGAACGCACAGCGTCCATGTCCACAAGGATGTAATCGTAACCATAATCTGCTTCCCAAGCGTACAAATACCACCTAGCGAATCCTTCGCGTAGCTTATCTAGTTCGGTTTTCTGTCCGTAACGGCTTTTGGAGCGGATGGTGAAATCGCGGTATTGCTTTCCGTACTGCTTGCGCCGGGTGCGAACCGCTACTTCGCCACCCGTTACCCTAACCACCAAATCAGTGCTTTCCTTGGTGTCCTGATGTTCATCCGCTATTTCCACGCTAATAAGGTGCATAGCGTTGGCCCGCAAAATGCGAATCATGGCCGGAATGTGACGTTGGGAATAATCCCAGTATTCTTGAAAGGTGGTGCTCACAACTATTCACCACCTATGAATGCCTTCGCTTTCTCGAAACGTTCGGCGTCAAGCTCGATGCCGATATAGTTTAGACTACCGAATTCTTTGGCGGCCTTGATGGTTGAACCGCTTCCCATGAACGGATCGCAAACTGTGTCTGCTGGCCTAGCCGACGCTTCGAGCAACTCCTTAATTAGAGCCACGGGCTTCTGTGTTGGGTGGATCATGCGACTGGAGTCCACTTTCGGGACACTAACAATGTCCGCTTTGCGCTTTCTAAGCGGCCTGTTCCCCTTGGTTGCGTAGATAATGGTTTCATAGCGGTTGCCCCAGGAGTACTCAAGATCGCCAGCCCCATGGTTCCCTTTGTCCCAAATTATCACGTTACGGATGGTGAAGTAACGCCCGATGATGGCCCTAAACTGCGGGCATACCCGCCACCCAGCAAAAAAGTAAAGGTGCGAGTCGGCTTTTGTCTTGCGGCTCAACACCTCACATGTTTTGTCAAGTAGTTCTAGAGCTTCCACAAGCCCGTCGTTCTCAATGCCTTCCTTCGTAACATGTTCACTGAACTGGCTGCGGTTGCTATGGTATTCAATGCCATAAGGCGGATCAGTTATAACTAAGTCAATGCTGCCGTCCGCCAGTTTTTCAAGTTCGACTATCGCGTCACCGCAAATGAGCTTGTCCTTGGCCTTTTCATTCAGATCACGAACCTTGGCCTTTAATTGTTCAATGGTACGGAAGGAATTGTTTTCGATAAGGCCAACAATAGTGTCCAGATCACCTTCGTTCACCAATTCGGCTTTAGCTATGTCGGCCATGTCTTGCCACAACTTGTACTTGGCGGTTTCGCGTTGCACTTTGTCTTTCTTCCAATTGCAGCTGTCAGCTATGAAGCCTTCCATAAAGCGCAGTTGATACTTTTCGCATAGGGCATATAAGCCACTGTCGCGGAACCATCCCTCGGTGAAGGTTACATTTGTAACTTTTTCGGTTACACGTCCGGTTTGGTGCTTTTTTGCTAAGCCTAAAACATCTGTAACTATTGAATTGAGCAAAGCTGAATATTGCTTGACTTTACTTTCTGTCCACCCAATCTTTTCCCCAATTTCCGCTTGGGTCAACCCCTCAGCCCGCAAGCGCCCAATAACATCAAGCCAGTCGAACAAGTCCATTGGCGCATAGGTGTCTTCGTCAGCATTGCACTCAACCGCAAACCTATACGGATCACCTGTGCGGATAAGACACGGCACTTCCTCAAAGCCTAATTCCAACAAAACCTTTAACCTATGGTTGCCGTCTGCTACAATGTAATTGCCGTTGTGTTCAACAACGGTTAATGGCCTGGCCGGGTTGTAGCCTTCCCTAATTCGCTCCGTGAGCTTGCTCACTACGTTGGCGCGTATGTCGCGAATGGGGAAAGACTGCAATTCGGCCACTTTCATTAAACGGTATTCCATTGAAAACACCCCCGTAATGTATTTCCCCCGTGAATGTGAATAAAAAAGGCGACTAGTCACGGGAGAACAACTAGCCGCCCAACCCCGGCTGATCAAACCGGGGAAAATATGTCAGCTTGTATGTCGTCCCCACCTTCCTGACTGACAATGCGCCAACTCCCTCCCCGGCCACATTCAAACGGCGCTTTGGCCCCCTCCGGCCAGTGCCGGCAACCATGTCACCCAACACAAAAAGCCGCCCTCATGGATGGCCCCTCAGTATACATATTCCTCAGTATACAGTATAAACCATTTCCCTTGAAAAGTGGTCGCAGAAAAGTCGCAATTTTGCCAATCCATTATTCTCCGCCAATAACAATATAGCACGTTTCATAAGGCCCAAAGTGCAATCTTTGTGCAAAGTGGTTACAGCAGTCCCATTTCCGCCGCAATGCTCCTCAGTATCCGATGCCGCCAGTTGTAGAACGTCCTGCGCGATATGTAGAGTTGCTGGCAGATGCCATAGTCGGTCAATTTCCTGTCCCAGTACTTCAGTTGCACAAATTTGCGTTGGTCGTCGTCGAGTCTAAACAATACTCGGGAGATGGCTTCGTAAGACTCAGTCAGCCGCTTGTATCTCTTGGACGTAATCAATTCGATTGTCTTCTCAAGCGTCGGGTCACCTGGGGTAATTGTCTTGTTCTTGACCGGCACGGTCGTTATCCCATAGCCGGCTTCGATAATATCGGCACGCAACTCCTGCAACTGTTGCTCCATCCACGGGTAGGCATAGAGTTCATTTTCAACGAACCGCAGTACCTGACGCTCATATCGTTTCTTTCTGATATTGGCCACCTTCTTTCGACACGCTACTTCGCTCCGGCGTCCACCACCGGCTATGCGGCCGAATGCGCCAGTGCTTTGGCTTCGGTACCCAGGGAGGATACTTCATTCAACCTCTTCCTCCGCTGGCAGGCCCTGGGTCTCGTAGTATGTTGCAAATGCCCGGTCAAATCGGACACGCTCTTTTGCCTGATACTCCTCCTCCAAACAGGCCGCCAGCAGCAGCAGGTAGTTTCTCGCATCTGCAATGCGCTGTTTCAACCCTTCGCCGCCTTCGGTCTCCCAAGCCCAGGCGTATTTCCCGGTCTTCACCGCCAGCGCTATGCTCTGAACGTGCTTCATCAGATACGCCAGAGCCACCTCGGCAGGAGTTCGCCCCAGAAACTCTGCCACTTCCCGGAAATTCAGAAGCCTGTCCTCCTGATCCGAATACTCATTACCTTTGTGCGACAGGATTTTTCCTTCCTGTTCTTGGAATTCCTTAACTAACTGTTCAAAACGCGCCGGCGTGAAAGGTTTGTGCGTCATCATACTTGCCTCCTCAATTCGTTGCTCTTATCTGCTCGAATAGTCATAGCATAGCGCCTCCTTGATCCTGTTGAGGGTAACCTGGCCGGTCTGGACATTGACAGCAAACATCGGTTTGAAGTTCTCCAGCGCTCGCTCCTGGGTCGGTACCGTCACTTCCACTTCGCAGCCGAGGATGCGGGCAAAAATAACTTGGTCCGGGACCTGCCACTTGAACCGTTCTCGCTGCTTATACAGCCATGCATAAACCTCATACGGTTTGCGGAATAACACGGCTGCCACTTCCGGACACTTGAAACCTCTCAGCAGCATATCAGCTGCAACTTTCTCTTCTACGTCCGACCACTTCTGGGACCTCGGCGACCGTTGCTTCCTTGCAGGCACGGACATCTACATCCCCTCCCCAAACTCCCTAATTTCAATCTCCACCCGTTCTTCCTCTTTGCGCTTTACCTTGTACTTGCGAACCTGCAGATCCACCACTTGGTCGTCATCCTCGTATGCTACACCGTTCAACCCATCCAATATGCTCTTGCAGTAATTGTCCACATCACCGCTGCGCCCTCGAAGAAACAGATGCAACTTCACCGCAATGGGCCCATTGAGTGGCTTGCATCCAGCGCACTTGGCTACCCACCCCACCAGCTTCTCGTATTCCTTCGTTTGTGGCGGCGTGTAGACATAGGCCTTCCGGCCGTGGACCCCCAGCCGTGGCCGCCCTTTTGGGACCGGCCTACCGGGGATGGTGAGCCAAACAGAGCCGTCGGGTTCGATGCGGGCGTCCCATTCGGCTGTACTATACATCCTGCGAAACTCCGCTGCGGTGCGGGTGGGGGTTTTCATGAGACCACCTCCTTCAACACAATCTCGTAGGGCTGCACGAGGCTCGGTTGCTCTGGCCGCATCCTGCCTATTGCCATGCTTCGATACTTGGGGTTCAGGTCGATGTAGATACTGTTGCGGCCGTATCTCTGAGCGACATAGGACACCGTGCCAGAGCCGCCAAAGGGATCTAGGACGGTGCAGGGAACCGGATCGTGGCCGCAGGTGCAGGTGGGCTGCCATCCAACCGTCGAAATAGGCGTAATGTGCTTAAGCGTACTGCCTGCCTCTAGGCTTGTCATCCTCATCCCGCCTATGGCATCGTCGTACTGCCCAGCGCCCTTTGCGCTCCACGCCGCAAGGATCGGCTCCTCTCGCTTGACTATCCTCACCCTCGGCGCACCGCACTGCGAGCAGCAGCCGGCTTCGGATGTGCCCGCCAGGATGCATGGCTCGACCAAGGCTTCCGGCATCACGGCGAAGTGTGCGCCAGGGAATGGTTGAGTGGCCACTGTCCATACATCGCGCTTGTTACGCATGGCCACAGGCTCGTTGCGGCTATTTGGCCCGGCCCGATGAAACTTCCCGGATTCGCCAGTTCCGGTTGCACTCTTCTCCTGGATAGCAACGTGGTCATAAAAGTACCTCTCGCTCTTGGTCAGCAGGAAGATGTACTCATGGCTCTTTGTTGGTCTATCGGTGACGCTCTCCGGCATGCAGTTTCTTTTGGCCCATATGATGTCGCTTCTCAGCCACCAGCCATCAGCTTGTAGAGCAAAGGCTACTCGCCAGGGGATACCAACAAGGTCTTTGGGTTTTAGTCCCGCTATCTTACGGCCCGGATATTTGGGCTGCCCTTCTTTCAGCCCGCCCTTGTTATAATCCCCGCCGGCACCACCGCTGCCGTTATAGCTGTCCCCCAGGTTCAGCCACAGAGTCCCATCTGTCCGTAGCACCCGTCTGACTTCCCGGAACACCTCAACCATCTTTTCGACGTATTCCTCCGGCGTCGGTTCGAGGCCGATTTGACCGGGGACACCGTAGTCTCGCAGGCCCCAGTACGGCGGGCTGGTCACGACGCAATGCACCGATTCACCGGGCAGCGTCCGTAGAACGTCCAGGGTATTGCCGAGGTAGAAGATGTGCGTGTTCACCCCTACCACCTCCCATACATCCTGCCACGCACAGGGCGGCCGGGGATGGTCAGCTTAATCACACAGCTCACCCCCGTAGATACCCAGCCGCCGGCGTTGGATTTTGCCATCACGTGCTAGGTCTATCAGGAGGACTGCCACCTCATCACAGTCACGGTTTACCGCCTCGGCAATGTCCTCGATATGAGCGCCCGTCTGCCACATCTTCCGGACTTTCAGAACCTCGTGGGGGTACCAAGAGAAGTCCAGATCGGCTAGGGCAATGTGCAAACGTACAGGTGGACGTAATTTGGTGCTGGTCAAAGCCATCATGCATCTCCTCCAAT